AGATTCAAGCACCAGAAGTTCCAGTTGTGCCTGAGATTCAAGCACCAGAAGTTCCAGTTGTGCCTGAGATTCAAGCACCAGAAGTTCCAGTTGTGCCTGAGATTCAAGCACCAGAAGTTCAAGCGCAACGAGTCCAAGTTATTCCAAATATTGAAACTATAGAACAACCTAATCCTACTACTACACCACAATTAGAAACTAAAGTTGATCAAATAATACAATCGACTAAAAATTTACCAGAAGTTAAAGATAGTGTTGATAGAATTGAAAAGAGAGTTTCTCCTCGCGATATTAACGTCGGTAAAGGTAAGGATGAGCAAACTTATAGATTTGATCCTTTGGCTCCAGAAGGTAAACAAGTTACTGAGGTTAAAGAATCTGGACTTGCTGGAAGTTTTGCTGGAAAGAAAGAAGAAGCAGCTGTTCTTTCAAAGGCGGCGTATCTTGGTAATCAAGATATGGTTGATAAAAAAGAACAGCAGGATTTAAGAAAAACTGAAGAAGATCAGCAGGTTTCTCCACCAGTAGAAGTAAAACCTGCTGCTCAGCCAGAATTAAAACAGGAACAAAAAGAAAAAACGCTTGAGCAAAGACAAACTGAAAATGAAGAAAAAACTAATAAGTTAATTAAAGAAGTTAAAGAACAATTAATAGTAACTAATAAATTAATTGTTTCTTCAAAAACTATCGGTCAATCATTAAAACCTGGACAACAGCAACAAGGGCAAGGAAAGCAAAAATTCGCTTCTGGCGAAGAATTTGAAGCGCATCAGGAAGAAGTAGAGAAAGCCAAAGACATAGTTAAATTTGGTGGGACAGGTTTTGCTAAAAAGTTTGCGTTTGGATTTAAAGAAAAATTACTTGGTGAGAAGTTTGCTAGAAAATCAGCAGCTAAAAATTCAAATAAAGAAGAAAGAGAAAAAGCACTTAGATTATTAAATCCCGATAAGATCCAACCCGCTGAACAGGGTGCTGCTCCACCGCCATTACCTGGTGCTGAACCAACACAACAATCGCCATTAAGTCAACCAGTGCAAGAAACGCCTAACGCAAGTTCTTCGCCTCAAGGTTCAGATTTAATGCGACCTGCAGTAACACCACCAGCTATTCAACCAACACAAACAGCTGATCCTAGTGGAAATACTTCTGAAGCTGAAAATGCACAGACTGTATCAATACAAAGGGATGCTGCTGAGGCTCAACAAGAAGATAGAGAAAAAATTATCAGTCAGTTAGAAAAAATTGATAAGAAAATTGATGAGCTGTTACAAAAAGAAGATAGCAAAGGTGGGATACTAAGTGGAATTGCTAAAGTTCTTGGTGTAGCGGCATTAGCCGAAGGTGCCGCCGCTGCCGCTGGTGGTTTGGCTGCAGCTGGGACTGCAGCGCTACCTGCTCTAGCCGTTGCTGGTGCTGGTGCTGCGGGTTATATCGCAGGAAAGGGAATAGACAAGGGCGTAGAAGCAGTCACTGGAAGAGCTGCGAGCGATTGGTCTGCTTCTGGTGTTGGTGCAATAACTGGGCAAAATGCTGAGGGTAATCAAGCTGCGCATGCTGGAGAATCTTCGTTCAAACAACGCGCAGAAACGATGAATAGTAAATTGAAAGGAACTGGTTATGAACTAGTTGCACCAGGTAAATATAAAGGTCCTGATGGAAAAATTGTTTCTAAAAATGAATTACCCGCTGAAGTCAAAGATTTAACTAAAGCTGGTGCTATGCCTAATGCGCAGGGTGTGATTGAAGGTAAAATTGAAAGGGGTGCTACGAAGCCAGAAGCGGCGGCAGCACCACCAGCTGCTATAACAGCCCCAACTTTAGAAGCGCCAAAAGCAGCACCAGCTGAACAAGTTCCCGAAGCAAAACAAGAAACGAAGTCATCAGGAACTGAAGGTGAACAACCAAAAGTTGAACAACCCCAAGTAAGAACATCAACTCTGCCAGTAGTTCCATCTGCTGTGGCTGCTACTGGCGCCGTATCATCAGAGTCTAAAGAAAAACAGCAGCAAGAAAAAATTACAACCTTAACTACCGAAAATACTGTTCTAAAACAACAAGCCGCTGCTACAAAAAGAACGGTTAATAAAGTACCAAGAGTCCAGCCGCCGACACCACCTCAACAGCAAAAGAAAGAACGGAAAGAAGATACGACCATTATTCAAATTAGAAACGTTGAACAATCTGTCGCAACTTATACAGCATCAATCTTCGACCACCCAGTAGTTCACCCAGGAATATACAAGATGTAAAAAGGGGAGGCATTTCTGCCTCCCCCGAAACGTCACTGGAACCGCCCCATTTTACTGGTGGGGTGCAAGGTGAACACCCACAAGCGTACATTATTTCGGACGTTTACTTTTACTCAGAAGCCAACTTATTGAAGTAGGAAAGAGTATCGTCATCGCCGCTGCTATCAACGGTGAATGGGACATCTTCCTCAACCTCAAGAGTTTCCTCAACGGTCTTTGAACGAGGCTTAAAGTCAGAACCAACGCCAAGAACCTTGTTCAACTTGGTCTTGAGTTCTTCGTAGCCCTTGAAATCCGAAGGATTCAAGAAACCCTTCAGCGAATATGAAGACTTCCAGACCTTCTCGATATCATCGTCATCACCATCAAGGAGAGGGCTTGGAGAATCGAACTCAGACTTATCATAGTTACGATAGCCTTCAACATTACGAATCTTCAACTTGAAGTTTGCGCCTTCCCAGAAGTTAAACGGATTGATTGCCTTTTCATCCTCAAACTGTGGCTCGATCTTTTCCTTGATTTTATCAAAGATTTTCTTACCGAACTTAAAGAGGAAAACCTTACCTTCGTTGGAAGGATTAGCGGCATCCTTAATTACCAGAATATTAGCAACATAGTTCAGCTTGCGCTTCTGCTTACGGGCAACATCCTTACGCGACTCTTCACCGCTATTCCAATGCTCAGTGTTCTTCTCACAAGCGGGGCACTTCTGACCGATAGAAGTTGGGCAATTTTCGATGTACCAACCACCAGGACCTTGAAAACCATGATTGAAAAGCTGAACCCACGGCATGGCGTCTTCACCATCAACGTGCGGAGAGTCTAGGAAACGAATTACAGCGTAACCGTTACCTGCCTTGTCGACTTCAGGAACCCAGAGGCGGTCATCAGCGCCAGGCTTGCCGCCAGAACCAAGATTTTCGATAGCCTTGGTAAGTTTGTCGAACGAGGACTTCTTCTTTAGAGAACTTAGATTCATTTTTATTTCCTTATTGCGTAGTATAAAAGTATTTACGGTTTATCCAACATAACATAACGATACTAGTATATATGAACTTTACTTAGAAGTCAAGTACTTTTTCAAAATATTTTTATAGTGGGTATCGCTCAGTGGAGCATAGGCTACAAAGAACGGTTTATACTTCTTATATTTCTTATAAAAAGATTCCCAAATAAAGTCACCATCTAGTTTCTTGTTCCAAGGTTCTATCAACTTGATAAAGTGGTCTAAGATAACCAAAGTATCATAATTAATTTCACCTTGAAGAACAAGATTCAATAATTCGGGTGATTGATTATCTTTACAAATAATCAACTCTCCGAAATTAGTTTCCAACAACTTACCGAGGTCTTCTGCTAAATTATGCGACCTAGCCTGTTGCCACTTAATCCATTGCTTATAAGCATTCGCCGACTCATCAAGTAGAAGTGTATTACTCCAAACTGTATCTCTCTTAGTGAAAAGAACAGCATAGAAAAAAGGTAATTCTTCTTCTTTATACATCCTAGCGATTTTATGGAATAGATATTTGTCTTTCTTTTTCTCAAAGGCTTCTAACGAAACCTTTGTTTTTCCATTATACTTAAAGTAATCATAATTTTCTGTAGTGAAGTGCAATCTTACTGAATTAAAAATCAGAAAGGCATCATATCCATTCATATAGGTAGTCTTGAACTCCTAGGAAGATATCTTAGGATTTGCGCTTCGGCTTCAACTTTAGACTTTAAACTTTCGTTTAAAAGAGTTGCCGCAAGTTCAACTTCAAGACCTGTTTTTTCACAATGATGTGTGATGGCTTCAATATAAGAAATTCTTAATTGTTCTGCTAAGGTTTCTATTTGAAGAGAAAAGTTATGCTTTTCTTCTTTTGTTGCCATCAATTTTATCTCTTTTGTTTTTAACTCAACGAATGGTTGTGTATCAAGAAGCATTGCCAAAGACATTATTTAATACCCTATTAACTTTTACAAATTTAGTCTTACGATGCAACTGAGAAATATCCTCAGCTCCGACGTAAGTGCATGCAGAACGAATACCGCCAAGAAGTTCCTTAATTGTATTGTCTACGGGACCACGATATTTAAGTATTACTTCTTTACCCTCTGAGGCGCGATATTCTGCAACGCCCCCATTATGGAGGTTTTGTGCTACTTTGGAAGCCATTCCATAAAATGGAACATTACTCCTATACTCTATCTTATCTTTATGTTCTAGCGGTAGACCTTCTTCGTGTGCCGCTAGATAACCACCAAGCATGACGTATTTAGCACCTGCTGCAAACGCTTTAGCGGCATCTCCTGGACAAGTAATACCGCCATCGGCGACGATTGAACCGCCAGCGGCATCAGCGGCAGCGGCGCATTCTAGGACTGCTGAAAATTGAGGGTAGCCGACTCCCGCTAGTCTGCGCGTTGTGCAAACAGAACCAGGACCAATTCCAATTTTAACAATATCAGCACCAGCTTCGATTAATTTTTCTGTTCGTTCAGGAGTTACTACGTTACCTACCATCAAGACATAATTCGGATAATTCTCCGACATTTTTGATACGAACGCCTCAAAATTACGAGTATACCCATTAGCCACATCGATACAAATACCAATGGGCTTATCAAGGTCATTATCGCGACAAATCCTATCAAACTCGACAAACTTAGAATAATCGTCTGGATTAGTGCCCATACTATAGAATGCGTAGTGTGAATCTTTTTCACTATAGAACTCTATTAAATCTTCCAAGGAATAGTGTTTTGTCAAAGCGGTCATAATCTTATAGTTAGCCAACTTCCTCGCCATAGCGAAAGTCCCAACGCCATCCATATTAGCGGCAATGATTGGAATAACGCTATCACCATAATGTTCAACTTCAAGATCTACTTGAGACCGACTAGAAAGTTCCGACTCTCTCGGAACAATCAATACATCAGAATAATCCAATTTAATTTCATTATCTACAATCATAATTAACCTCTATAAAATAGATGGGCGCCAATTTTAGTTAAGAACTTTTTAGTCTTAGCCCAATACGGATCTACATAATCAGCATGATAATATAAAGTATCAGAAGGAATTATACGCGATCTTTTTGCAGAAAGCAAAACTTCTTCAGCCATTTCAACCGACTCTACATAACCTTCTCGGTTCTTAATAATATCCGTCTTATTATCACAAACCCAAGAGAACTGACAACCTTCGCTATTTTTTTGAAGTACTACGCCGCATACAGTGTGTGGAAATTTTCCACTCTTAACGCGATTCATAGTTACTGTAGCAACAGCAAGTTTACCTTGATATGGCTCAGTATTTGCCTCAAAGTATATATTCTTGGCGAGACATTCAGTTTCGCTTCTGATGAACTCTACATTAGAAAGTTTCTTACGCAAATCAAAAATTATATCATCAGCAGATCTTTGATTATCGTACAATTCACTCTTTAATTCTCTATACCGAATACTTGCTTCGTGTATCTGTTCGGCAAAGAACAAAGTTAAACCACATAAGCCTATAAAAAGGCAAAGTCTCAACAATTCCGAAGAATTCGAACTGTAACTTTTCATCTGTAATCCTACCTGTTAGGGGTATGTATTTACCATACGCCTAACAAATTAAAATAGCAAATTTTATCTGAACAAATTATATTTTTTCAACAAAATAGCAGTCTTTAGAAATGTGCTGTTTAAATTTGTATTAATTATGTTAGAATTCGATAATAACAATAAATCAACTATCGCCTCAATCACACTTTGAGAATTACGATCAACATTGAATGGAAATTGATTCCCATTGCTATCGACAATCCAAGTATTCCATTCACCATCAGAATATTTTTGGACATAATTGCTTTTCTCAAACGTAAACACATTTGGATGTCTACTAAATTCAATTTCAGTTTTTTGATCGTCGGAACATACAAAAAACTTTTCATTAGGATTACTTTCTATATAATTATGATAGTAATCTTCATCTACAAGTTCAATACCAACAAAATCAGTTTTACGAAAGTGTAATCCACTGTATGTGTTAGATGGGTGTTTTTGTAAGATCGAATATACGATATTTGTTATCTCAGTTTTAAATTTTAACAATCTATTTAATTCTTGAAGAAAATTTTCATCTACCCAACTAGGTATTAAATTATTGAAATAAAAAACATCATCATCGTTGCCAATATACTCAGAAATTTCCTGAGTTGAATTGAAAACATTAGGTTGGATAGAGTTTATCTGTTGATTAAACTGATTGTCGTGACAAATTACCTTCAAGTTGTTTAACTTAAAAAATGTTTCACCATTAAAATCCATAGATCTAATTGTTGGATAAAATATGTCAGAAAATTTAGCACCACACCAATTATTTTCTTTCCAAAAAATTATTGGATTTAAATTGAAACGTTTAGATAAAAATAAACCGCCGACTAATATATTAAATCTATTGCCAAATCCACCATCGCAATATATGTAAATTTTACGATTAGACATATGCAACAAGAATATTATTTGAGCAATAAGAATCTAAAAACTCAAATTTGTAATTTGGGTTTATTGTTCTAATATATTCTATTATATCACCAAGCATTATGTTATCGTGCATAGCATTACCAAAATAATTTAAATCGTCAATCAAAATTGTATGGTCTTTAATATGATGGTTTTTAATTGCTTCCAATTCTTCCATTATTGGGCAATTTTTTGCCAATGCCTCACCATATTGAGAACTTATGTGGGCATCTAACCAAAATGTTGCTTTTTCTGGTAATCCTGAAACGATATATTTAAAATAAGATTCTGAATTTCCGCAAAATATTTTAACTTTATTTTGTTTGATTTGCTCTTCAAATCTTTTAACTGAACTGTTATGAAATTTTTCATGAATTTCTATACTATAACATTTATGATACCCAGCTTGAATTGCGCAATTTAAACCATTACCGATGTATGTTCCAGTTTCAACAAAAAAATTATTTTTGAATCTTGAGAAATGGCTCAATAGATTATCGTAATATACCTTAACCTCACCCTCAAAATTTTCAGTTTTAGCCCAAGGATTAATTTGTTCAGACATATTATAATCTCCACCAGATTTTAAGAAAATAGCATTTGCATAATACGATTTAGTATTTTCGTTGTAATATACATTAAATGACTCTTGATATACAAAACCTTTTTTTGATAAAAAAGAATTTAGCTGTTCAAAACTACATGCGTCAAAATATGATTCTGGATTACCATATTCTAAAATTATCAATTTTATATTATCAAATTCGCTAATTCCATTAAGTACCTTATATTCAGCACCTTGAACGTCCATATACAAAATATTAACTTGTTTATGGAACCAAAAAGAATCTAATCTTCTGGTATTGATTTTTATCGGTTCGTGAAATTTTACCCAATCAAATTCGGAAAGATGTGAATTCGGTTTAAGTAGAGAAGAAGATTCACCGTTATTTGTAGCAACATATAACAAAACATCATCTTCGTTAGAATCGCTTAATGCAATATTTATGCATGTAACTTTTTCGTTTTGTTTTTTTATTAATTCTCCCCAAACACTTGGCGCGTTTACTGGTTCAAATGCATATATCTTTTCAGTTAAATTTTGTAAAAGTGGCAATTCTTGTCCAGTATTTGCCCCAACGTAAACTAGAGTATTCGGTTTATCAAGTTTGTTTATATATTCACTCACTATTTCATCAGCTGAAATATTGCGAACAGTTTTTATAACGCCAAGACTCAATATATCATCTAATGACATAAAATTTCCTTTTATCTTTGTGCAATTTTACTCAAAAATAATTCTTTATTTTTTGTAAAGACATTATCCTGTAATTTTCTTAATGCAACAGCTCTAATTCCAACCATAACTTCATTGCCCAAAATTTCATAATTACATTCAGACGCTAACATTTCAAAAAATTCTGTCGAGTAATAATTTGTACAGTGGCCAATCCACCATCCTCTTTCATCTAATTCTACGACATCTGGTAGAAGATGAATCATAATTCCGCCAACCTTAACGCAATCATGAATTATATTAAAGCAGTCATATTGACATTCATGAGGCTCGACATGTTCAGTTGTTCCACTATTAGTCAAAACATCAATAGTATTGTTAAATTCCCTAAACAAAGGTTGAATTCTTAAATCGAGAGGAAGCGCTCCATCCATACCATTTAAATCGACTGAAGTGTGATCAAATCCTAAATTTGAATAATACTCTTTACCTAATCTTCCAGGATAAACTGGATTTGGACTAATTTCTTGATTTCCCAATTCAAGCATTTTTAATTTTTTATTTGAGATATCATAACCAAAAACTTTATGAATTGCGTTGTTGATAAATCTCATATATTGAACTTCTAATCCCATAATATTTCCCCTGTTTTTAAAAAAATTATATCCATTTTCCAGTATCATTTTCAAGAACATAATCTATATCGTTATTTTTTAAATATTCAAGAATTTGATTTTCGCGCTTCAATAATATATTTTTAATTTCACCATCAACCATATATTCAGTGTGGAATTCTATGTACATTTTTTTTATTTTATGTATAGTTTTTGTTTGTATTAAAGATTCGAGAATATCATATTCGCTCGACTCAACATCCAATTTTAATATAATTTGACAATCTTGAATAAATGAACACCAAGTATTAATATATGCCGTAATATCAATAACTTCAACTTTGATTTTTTCTACGTCATTTTCATCAGATGAATTGTAATATTTACTGTTGTGTTCTGTTAATAGGGAACCGCCGAGAGATAATGGGTCGATGTGTTGAAAATAAAAAAACATCTCACCATTTTTATTAGATACTGCTTTGTTAATTATGGTGACATTTTTTAAATCGTTATATTTTTCAAAAAGTATTTTAGTGCAATTAGGATTCGCTTCAAATAGATGATATGAATATTCATCACCATAAATATTACGAAAATGTTCAAATCCTTGTCCTAAATTAGAACCACAATCTAAAAATATTTTCATAACACTAAAATCCTATTTTTTGATTTTCTAACATTGGATACTCGTTTTTCTTGAGGTAATTATCCAACACCGATTTGTACACAGAATTTTTTAGATTATAATCTAACCATAAAAATTCTTGAACGACATCCTTATCTAAGAAAGGATATCTTCCTTCTATCCCATATGCGCCAGAAACATATTCTTCTTTTGCCAAATAAGATTCCATAGAACTTCCATAGAAAGAATTCCAAGGAAAAATTGTAGACAAATCTTGTGGGAATAGACCACCAAAATTACTGTGGGGATATATTTTTTGACCACCAAATCCATAATCAGCAAAAATTTCATCAGCTCCACAACCAGACAAATAAATTTTTATTCCATGGCTTTTTGCATATTCGCAAACTAAAGATAAACCATTAGAGCCACTGTCGTTTTGCAAATCTAAATTAAATTCGTTGTAGTCTGAACTGGAAGAACATATCGTATACTTGTAACTTTCCACATTATCGCAAATAAAATTATAAGTTCTTTGCATATCAACAGGATCTCTAGCCAGGTATGTATAATTGTCGCTGACTCTCCTATCAACAACACTCATATCTTCTCTACCCAAAACAGTTATGCTATGGTAATATACATTTTGTTTTTTAAGTTCGCATGCAATAGCACCAGAATCATATCCTGATGACAACCCTATGAATATCTTTTCTCTGTTGCCTTCTGTTCTCTTACGGATAGACCTCTCAAATGCGGCAGTCCAATCATCAAAATTAGTTTTGTATTGGCGCAAGTCAAAAGAATAAACCTCAGATATTTTTTCAATAACCATAGTTGTTAAATTCAATTTAAAAATTGAATTTGCTGGAACTTTTTTAACCTCAGAGAACCCAAGTTTTTCTAATGGGGTTCTGTATGATGAGATTCCGAAATTGTCGCCTTCAATAGCATACCATAGCGGTTTTGTTCTGAACACATCAGTTGAAATTATAATTTGATTTTTATTGAAGTCGACAAGAGCGACGGCAAATTCGCCATCAAATTGTTGGGTGAAATTGTCACCAAAAGATTTATATGCAGGTATTAAAGAATAGCCATCCGATATATATTTACTTTTATCGTAATTATATATCTCCCCATTATGCATGGCCACGATATTATCGTCAATAAATGGTTGGGGAGTAAATGAGCCGCAAATACTCAATAGATTATGTACAAATATTAAGTTATTTTTAGTATAGATTGATGTATAATCAGGTCCTCTAAATTTTAAATAAAAATTTACGTCACTAAAATTTTCTATAATTTTATTTGTTAACAGTAGAGAACACATTATGAAAATTTATCCCAAATTTCTTGTATATAATCATTATGCCCCCCATATAAAAGAGGACTTCCAGGTATAATACTCGGTTGAATATTATGCTTATTTAGCACGTATGGAAAAGATAATTGATCGCGCGAAGAATACTTACAAATTAGTTCCCACCAAGAAAACATCATATTTAAAATTTCTGGAGTATTTTTATAAGCAAACGAAGTGAGTTCGTATAGTCCATTATTTCTTTTGTAATTATTTTTTAATAAAAAATTACGATATGTTTCTAGCAAATTTGTATTTTGCTCTTTTTTATGAAAAATGGTTGCTTCTATTTCGTCGTAGATGCAGTTACGGACTGGATGTTTAAAA